GCCTATGGAAGGTTGCAGTACGCATTGATTTGGAGTTGAAGCTTCGTCGTGCCAATCGTAATCTTGCACTACAGGGTGAGTTGATTGGAGAAGGTATCCAAGGTAATCCATACAAGCAAAAAGGACAGGAATTTTTCTTGTTTGATATCTACGATATTGATACTGGCAAATATCTAACTCCTACTGAACGTAATGCATTTGTTGAAGAACACGATATCAAACATGTGCCTGTGCTAGCATTTGGTGCCGAATTGTGGGATACTTTAGGCATCAACAGCATTGACAATATTCTGAAATTTGCAGAAGGCAAATCAGTTATGGGAATGATTGGCTGTGAACGTGAAGGTCTTGTGTTTAAAAGCAAGGCCATGCAATGTTCGTTCAAGGCAATTTCAAATAAATTTTTATTAAAGGGTGGTGATTAAAATGCCATGGATTCAAAACGTTGCACTAAGCGACATCAAAAAAGGACATCACATTAACCCGGGCGAGAACGCCATGCTAATTCAAATTGTGGATCCGCCTGGAGATTTTCCTACTCCGTTGTACAAGTTTAAAGAAGTTCATCAATTTCAATTTTTGGACATCGAAGAACGCGACGAGTGCCTGGAAGAAGAAATGCGTTGCAGTCACGAGCAAGCCGCTAAACTATCTCAGTTGCTACAACATGCACTGGATAACCGTATGAACGTAGTTGTTCATTGTGTAGCAGGTGTGTGCCGTAGTGGCGCAGTCTGTGAAGTCGGAGTCATGATGGGCTTTGAGGATACCGAAGTGTTCCGCAGTCCTAATCTGTGCGTCAAACATCGTATGATGAAGCACTTGGGGTGGACCTATGACGAGAACGAGACTCATACCATTAACGGTGTGACGCTCGAATCTGGTTTGATCATTCCCAAGAAAGCAATAGATTGGACCAATGACAATGAAAAAGTTTTTACGTTAGCGGCTGAACGTCGAGAGCGTAGAAAATTAGAAGGTGATATTTAATAAAAGGAGAAATGTATGCCTAGTGTATTTTTAGTCAGCGACACGCACTTTGGTCACACTGGTGTATGTCGCTTCACACGTAATGACGGTGTTACCAAGTTAAGACCGTGGGATGACGCAGATGAAATGGATGAGGCGATGGTCAAGGCGTGGAACGAAAGAGTCAAGCCTACTGACAAAGTCTATCATTTGGGTGACGTTGTTATCAATCGTAAATCGTTAAAAATCTTATCCAGACTTAACGGCGACAAAGTTTTAATTCGTGGTAACCACGATATCTTTAAAGACGACGATTATCGCTTGTACTTTAGAGAACTTAGAGCTTATCACGTTATGAACGGTATGATTCTTAGCCATATTCCGTTACATTCGGATTCAATGGGTCGTTTCGGTGTCAACATTCACGGACACTTACACGCAAATCGCGTGAAGAAGGCTCGTGGCGTTGATGCTAAAACTGGAGAAGTTTTGTACAGTGACAAAATTGATCCACGTTACCATTGTGTTTGCGTGGAGCAAACTCCGGATTTTGCGCCTATCTTGTTTGAAGATGTTATCAAACGCATCGAAGAAGAAGGTGGAAGCGTTGGATTTAAGAGTGGCAACGGGCCAACAATGTAATATGACTTATATTACTAACAAGTACAATTCCATCCAACTGCCTGTTGAACCAGGCATGTTGGAATGGTTATTAGAAAATTATCCTAATTCAGGATATTATATAGTAGAGGTATTATAATGCCAAAATGTTATCAATTGATTGGAGTGCCTGGGTCCGGCAAATCTACTTGGGTAGATAAGCAGGCCTGGGCTTTTTCTTGTGTTAAAGTTAGCACAGACAAATGGGTTGAACTTTATGCTAAAGAAGTAGGTCTTACTTATTCCAAAGTGTTTACAGATTTCATGCCCACAGCCATTGGCTTAATGGCTGAAGAAGTTGTTGTGGCACGTGAAATGAATCGAGATATAGTTTGGGATCAGACCAACACTACTGTTTCTAGACGTGCTAAGAAGTTCCGTATGCTTCCAGACTATGAACATATTGCTGTGGTATTCAAAACACCAGAGCATAAAGAACTTATGCGTCGATTAATGAGCCGGCCGGGCAAGGAAATCCCAGATCATGTTATTGCCAGCATGATTGCCAGTTGGGAAGAGCCTGTCCTTGAAGAAGGCTTTACGGAAATTTGGCATGTATAATACGGCCCTTAGTTCAATGGATAGAATGCTTGGCTTCGAACCAAGCGGTGTGGGTTCGATTCCTGCAGGGCCGGCCAAGGATAATAATGAAGGATAAATTTATAAAACTATACATGGATTGGGCAGATCGCACAGCTCAATTAAGCCATGCACGTAGATTGCAGGTAGGCGCTGTTATTGTCAAAGATGATTCAGTTATCAGTTACGGCTATAACGGCATGCCTGCAGGTTGGGACAACAACTGCGAAGATGAGATTGGACATGTGCTAGACGTTAATGAAAATGTTGTTGAAATTAGATTAAAAACTAAACCAGAGGTACTCCATGCTGAATCAAACGCTATTGCAAAACTTGCAAAATCAACTAACAGTGGATTGGGGGCAACCTTATTCGTTACTCATAGTCCTTGTATTGAGTGTGCTAAACTTATCTATCAGTCTGGCATTAGTAGTGTATACTATAATAAAAATTATAGAGATGACTCTGGGATTAAGTTTTTAGAAAAATCAGGAGTTAACATAGAAAAAATTTAATCAAGCACGATTAAAATCTATTAATCAACTAATAATATTCTATAAATACTTATAGCTTTTTCTAAAAGGACATAACTATGCTATCAATTCCTCAACACATCAAATGGTTAATCAATTCAGTTGAATTTGGAGATTACACCGATGTGCCATATAATAACAAAGTAGAATTCTTATTTGATTACGAAAATCTGTATGAGGAATACAATCCCTCAGTTACTTTTAAACAAGCTATACGAAATCGACTAATGCAGTTAAGCGATAAAAAACTTGCTGTTTGCATATCAGGAGTTGATAGTGAAATTATTGCTAGAGAAGCAAAGGATATTGGATTAAATTTTGAGCTGTTCTTTTTAAGCAACTGGGGAATAAACGACTATATGTTGACATTGTGCCAACAATTGTCTACAGAATTAGATGTAAAATTAAATGTAGTGACTGTTACTCGAGAGGATGCATTTAGTTTTGCTAAAGAGCAGTATGATAAAGTAAGAGTTAATAAACCAACATATCTAATTTTACCTATGCTGTTTTTAGCAATTCCAAATGATTATTATATTATTTGTGGCGAAGGTGATATTAATAAAAGTGATGGTGATTATCAAAACTCTGATATTATAACAGAACAAAATACAAAATTTTTGAGTATGTCAAATACTGAGATATCATATTGGCTATGGGCTAGACAGCATAACAGGAATGGTGATTATTACTTCTTTGCATCTACTAAAGAATTAATATTGTCCAGCTGGCATGATCCCCTAACTACATTTGATCTCCCACTTATCTCTAACAGAGATAGTATAAAAAACTTATGGGGCGAAAATTTAATTTTTAAAGGAAAAACTACTAATTGGGATACCGACCATGGTAAATTAGAAAATTTACTAATGCGATTAGAAAACCAAACAGTGTTCAATCTTAATAAGATTAGTACTGGCATTAGAATATGTCATGTAAATATTGAAAATAAATGAATCTTCCTAATAGAATTTTTGTAACTGGGGCACCGGGATGTAAATGGACTAGTGTAACCCATCTTTTAGAATCTATACCAGGAGTAAACACCAGCGATAGAAATGTAAATAGGTGTTACGATCATAATGTTTTTCAAGGGCATCACGGTGCATATTTTGGACTACCGCATCGAAAGTATGAATTTGATTGCAAATTAGATGCGGCATATATTGACAGTGCATTTGAAAGTACTGCTCCTGGAAGATTTGTAAAAGGCCATGATTGGGCATATATGCTCGACGGATTAAAAGATCTATTTGCAGGAGATTGGTTAATCATGGTC